GGGGAACACTAAACTATTTTGCTAGTAGAGTTCCTAAGCCAATTAAGACTCGTGAGCGTGATTGGATTGGCGAGTTTAATAGTTATTAGACATGTAAAGAAAAATACAGTATAATAGGAGATTGTATGAAGTGTTCAACTTGCGAAAGACCGATTGACTCAGAAAATGACATAAAGAGGCAGCTTTGCTTCAAATGTCATGTTAAGGGTGTGCGATTGGGGTTTACTCATGGGCAAGAAGTATTTCATGGACCAACTGAAAGAGAACAGCAAAGAGCTATGGAAGATTCCCCAAGATTTAAAGCCGGCGAAATTGAAAAGATTCCAGCAAGAAAAGAACTAATTTAATGGAATGGTTAGTCCCTATTGTCGTTGCTCTTATTGGTGGACCATTAGTTATTATAATACAAAATTTAAGAAAAGAAAACTCAGCAGACCATGCCGTAGTAAGAGGTTTGTTGGAAAGTGTTGTTACTCAAATAGATAAAGTTGATGACAAATTAGATAATCATATTTCCTGGCATATGGCAAAGACAAGAAGAAAGAAAATTGATGAAAGCTAAAATACAAGCTCCAAAGAAGATGAAGGTTAGCAAACCTACTAAATATAAGAAAATAGAAGTACCAGTTGTTAAAGCCGCTAAAAAAGAATTAACAAAAGCAGAAAAAAGATTAACAACAGCAAAGAAAAAACTAAAAGACCTAGTGAAAGAGAGCAAAAAAAAATGAAAGCTAAAAAGTCTGCAAAGAAGCCAACAATGACAGAAGCATTTAATGCCGCACAGGGCCCAGCAGTAGGAAGACCTTATGGTAAAAAAATGGGTTCTGGTAAGTCAGCTAAAAAGAAATGAAAGCTAAAAAAGGTATGGGCTTTAAAGCAGCTCAGAAACAAATCGCTAAGAAGGGCAACTATAGCATGGAGTCTGCAGGGGCAATACTTGCAAATGCTTCACGCAAGGCATCACCTGCCGCAAAAAGAAAGAATCCAAATCTTAAGAAAGTAAAAGGTAAATAATGTTTAAGCAATTACAATTTTCATACAATAATACTATTGCAACACCTTCTGGTGATATATGGAATCCAATTAATGTTGCTGGTTATGACACAATAGTTGTAACTGTAGAAGCACCAACAGGTTGGATTGGAAGTATTTCATTCTACGGTGGCGCAAATAATGACCAAACTTCACCAGGACTATGGTCACTTAATGATGCAGAAGACAACTCGTTGGTAACAGTAGTGGACAGCGTAACTGGTTCAACACCATCATATTATGCACACAACTTTAGAGGCAGCATTGCTGGTCTATCGGAGTTTGGTGTTTATTTTGCTAGTACATCAAACGTTCCTGCAATAGGTGAATTCAACGTATCAGTTGGATTATACGCAAGCGCTAAATAATGCGTCAATTTGTTTTGTATACAGCCAATGGACCTTTGTATAGGTGCGTTGACTGTAATGCATTTGTCTCTTCAAGAGAACATGTATGTGAACAAAACAATTTTGTATATACTGAAGCAGAAGTTGAAGAAATCAAACGAAGAGAACTAGAGGCGTAATGAAATATTCAAATACACCAATGGGTGAAGCATTCAAGATTGCTATTATGATTGGCAAGCCTGAAGAAGAAAAAGAAAAAGAGATGGAAGGTTTGCCAGAAGGTGTAACTAATCCTATTATTAAACTTGCTCCTGCAGAAGCTGATTACGTTGAATCTTTCTTTGATATAGTTGAAGAATATGGCAAATTAGCTGACAATGATGGTAATGGTATTTGGGTTGGTTATGTTCCAGCTGCACAAAATGAAATGAAATCTATGGGAGTTAAATGCTCTAACTGTGCTTTTTGGTGCCCTAAAATGAAAGGCTGCCATATCATTGTAGAAAAGGCTGAGCCAAATGGTTACTGCAGACTAGCTGCAATCGGAGAAGGGTTAAAAAAGTAATGGCTTCTAAAAAACCAGTATGGGAAAAGGCACGTCCTAAATCTTTAGGCGCGCCAAAGAAACTTACAGCTGCACAAAAAGCTTCAGCTAAAGCTTCTGCAAAAGCTGCAGGTAGACCTTATCCTAATTTAATTGATAATATGAAGGTAGCAAGGAAAAAGAAGTAATGGCTAAAACTCCAGCTTGGCAAAGGAAAGAAGGCAAAAGCCCTACAGGTGGACTTAATGCTAAAGGCCGCGCATCAGCAAAAGCAGAAGGTATGAATCTAAAGCCACCAGTATCTGCTAAGCAGGCAGCAAAGTCACCAAAAGCCGCAGCAAGAAGAAAGTCATTTTGCGCTAGGATGGAAGGAAATCCAGGACCAATGAAAGATTCTAAGGGAAGACCAACACGTAAAGCGTTGGCATTAAAGAAGTGGGATTGCTAATATGGCACGTCAAAGTAACTCAGATAAGTTAAGTCAGTATAGAGGTAAAGTTAATCTTGCTCAAAAGAAATTACAGCAAGAAAATTATGGTCAACTTTGGCAAAGATTAATTAACTTATATCGCGGTAGGCAATATCGTGGCGTAGCAACTGGTGATAGATTGCTTGTTAATATTGCGTTCTCAACTATTAATACTTTAGCACCTGCTGTTTCTATTGGTCGTCCAAAGATTATGGTTAACCCGCGCAAACCAGAAGATGGTGATAAAGCTGTAGTAACTGAATCAATTATTAACTATTGGTGGCAGCATTATGGTTGTCAGCCAGAGTTCCAAAGAGCAGTTAAAGATTATCTAATTCTTGGTCATGGTTGGGTTAAAACTGGTTATCGTTTTGTTGAAGAAAAAAAGCTTGATGATATTCAAGATACCGCTGATGAAGCTGCAGATGGTCCTGGAGTTACAGGTGATGTTGAATCAACATTTGTTATTAGAGAAGACCGTCCATTCTTAGAGCGCGTTGACCCATTTAATATGTTTGTTGACCCATATGCAACAGATATGAATGACTTGCGTTGGATTGCGCAAAGAAGTCGTCGTACATTAAAAGATGTTAAGAATGATGACCGTTATGATTATGCCGCAAGAAAAGATGTAGGACCAGCAATTTCAAATGCTTATGGTGATTATATAGCAACTGGAAACTATGACACAACAGTTGATGCAGATGAAGCACAATGCAACATCTTTGAATATTATAATATTGATACTGGTGAAATGTGCATCTTCTCAGACACTGGTGATAAGTTCCTGGTTAAACCAACCAAGATGCCATATGTGTTTGGTCACCCTTACATCATGTTGCGTAACTATGAAATCCCTGGATTCTTTTATCCAATGGGTGAATTAGAAGCAATTGAGCCATTGCAGTACGAATTAAATGAAACTCGTACCCAGATGATGAACCATAGAAAGCGCTTCTCCCGCAAGTACTTGTTTAGCGAATCAGCATTCGATGATGCTGGACGTCAGGCTTTGGCATCAGATGATGACAACGTATTGGTTCCAGTTAAAGGTAATGAGAATCTACAAAACGTAGTAGTAGCAATGCCAGCCTACATTAACCCGCAAGATTATTATAATCAGTCATCATTAATTACAAATGATATTGACCGTGTGTCAGGCGTCTCAGAGTACCAGCGTGGTGCAATCCCAGAGACAACTCGTACCGCCCGCGAAGCATCAATCATTGCTGAAGCTGGTAATGCTAGAGTGGCTGAAAAGCTTGTGTCAATTGAAAATTCAATAGCTGCATGTGCTGCTAATCTTATAATGCTAGCTCAACAATTCTTAACTGGAGAGCAGACTGTAAGAATAGTAGGAACTGAATCTGCACCTGTATGGTTAACATTTGATAAAGATTATATTTCTGGTGAGTTTGATTTTACAGTTGAGGCTGGTTCAACAGCTCCACGTAATGAGGCTTTCCGCAGAGATATGGCATTACAGATTGTTTCAGCAATGCAACCGTTTGCTGAGGCTGGACTTGTTAACTTACCAAAGTTGGCAGAGTATGTTTTAAGAACTGGTTTTGGCGTAAAAGACGCTGCAGCTTATCTACAACAACCAGAACCTCAAATGCCAGAAGGCATGCCAATGGCACCAGACCAAGCAGCTTTAGAAGGACAGGGTTTGCCACCAGGTATGGCCCCAGACCAAATGGCAGCAATGCAGTCAGAACAAGGTGGACAAGGTTTACCTCCTGAATTAATGGCAGCAATGCAAGGAGGTGGAGAACAAGCACTAAGTCCTCCAATGCCTCCAGGGTTAATAGCTGGTGCACCAATTACTGGCCCAGCACCTCAAGTCCCAGACCAATTAGCTGCTATTTTACAAAGTCTTCCACCAGAAATATTACAACAAATATTAGGTGGAGTACAGCAATAATAAAAGATATAGGTAAAATTATTTACATACATATAGGAACAACCAACTAGAAGGATGGACTCCAAATGAGTAATGAAGAAATAAATGATGCTAGTGCTAGTACTGAAGTAATCGACCCCATTGTCGAAGATGGACAAGTCGAGGAATTAGGCGAAGCAGGCGTAATAGAAGAGCCAGATTTTTTTGATTACACAGAGGTTGCGGCAAAGTCCGTAAAACTCCAAGTCAATGGCGAAGAAATCGTAGTACCTTTAGAGGAGGCTCTAGCTGGGTACCAGCGTCAAGCGGATTATACCCGTAAGACACAGGAACTTAGCGAACAAAGAAAGCAAGTTGAATTTGCTGCTACTCTTGCACAATCGTTGCAAGAAGACCCAGCAGGCACCTTGCAGGCTTTACAGCAGCACTACGGTGTAGCAACCCAACCAGAAGTCGAAGACGAATGGATGGACCCGGCTGAAAAGCAAATGCGACAGTTAGAGCAAAGAATTCAGGCTTTCGAGCAATCTAAAGCTATGGACGAATTAACTAGAACTATCGATAAATTACAAAGCAAGTACGGTGAAGATTTCAATCCAGATGAAGTTGTAGCAAAAGCTATAGCAACAGGAGTAACAGATTTAGAGTCAGTCTTTAAACAGATTGCTTTTGATAAAGTTTATTCTAAGGCTTCGGAAGCTACTAAAAAGCTTTCAGAAGAACAGGCTAGAGTTCAAGCTAAGCGTTCGGCAACAATTGTTTCCACAGGCACATCTTCTAAGGGCGGAAGTCCAGTCGCAACTACTGCACCTAAAACAGTATTTGAAGCCTTTGAACAAGCCAAAAAAGGCTTGGGGCTTTAACCAAAACACTAACATTATAAGGAGAAAATAAAATGACTTCACCAAACGTGCAGTCCGTAGATTACAATGCACTGTTTTCTACGACACTACAAAACTACCAGCCAACGCTGGTTGACAACATCTTCAAGGACCTCGTGCTCTTGAACCACATGAATTCAGGTGGAAGAGTTGTTATGGAAGAAGGCGGAACTCAAATCGTAGAGCCAGTGCTCTATGAAGAGAACTCAACCGCTGCATCCTACTCGGGCTATGACAACATTGCTCTTACCCCACAAGACGGCATCACGTCTGCTATTTACGACTGGAAGCAAATCGCTGCATCCATCGCAATTAGCGGTATCGAAGAAGCACAGAACCGTGGAACAGAAGCAATCATCAAGTTGTTGAATGCTAAAATTATGCAGGCAGAAATGTCGATTAAGTCACTTGTCAACGGTCAGCTTCTTAGCTCGAACAATGGCACTGGTGGCACCGCAAAAGAGTTCAACGGTATCGGCGGTTTCGCTGGTTCATTGAACACCGCAATCGGTGGTATCGACGCAGCAACCAGTTCATGGTGGAACCCAACTATACCAGCAGGTATACAAAATGCAACTTTGAGCCTTGTTAACATGGCAAACGTGTACAACAACGCATCGAAGGGTAATGATACTCCAGACATTATCATCACCACTGAAGCATTGTTTAGCAAGTTTGAGTCATTGTTGACACCAAACGTGCGTTACCAGGACGTAGCTAAGGCTAACTCTGGTTTCCAGAACTTGATGTTCAAGCAGACACCAGTTGTGTTTGACCTTGCAATGCCAGGTAACCAAGTATCCAATGCCTCGATGTACTTCCTCAATACGAAGTACCTCAAGCTCACTGGTATGAATGGCCATTGGTGGACCACAACGCCATTCCAGCAGGGTACAGTTGCACAGAAAGATGCTCGTTACGCCATCGTATTGGCCTATGGACAGCTTACTTGCTCCAACCGTGCACGTCAGGGCTACTTGTCAGCTGACGCATAATAAACTTAATTAGCTTCGGCTAGTTAAACAGGTTTAGCTGGTGCTAAGAGTTGAAAGGTTGTCATCCTTCGGGCAA